CCCACGCATTCCGAACGCGCGTAGTAAGGCTCCACTCGTGCGACTGTGGCAAGCCGTCCGCGCTCAGGTTCGCCCACCGATAATCATAGAACGCTTGATTGGTGGCGAACGTCTTCGCGTTCCGCGTAGCGTAGTGCGGATTCCGAGCTAGCGTCGACGAGTTCTCATGCATCACATTCGCATCCGAATGCAGGATCTCCATGCCGACGATATGAGCGCGCCGCTCATAATCATTATCCTCAAAATACGCGGGGTGGAAGCGTTCACAGAAGAGGCCGACACGGCGGACCACTTCGGACCCGATCCACGCGCAACACCACGGCGGCGCCCCCGCCAGCACGATCCGATCAAACGACAACGAGTCCGCATACTCGGCAGACAACCCGTCCGGGAACCACGCATCCGAATTCAGCAGGAGCCAACCATCCTCGAATGGTGTCGCCTTGATGCCGAGATTCCACGACGCGGCGACACTGAGCGCCGTCGGCATCCGCCACACATACACATCCGCGCCACTAATCCACTCCGCAACCGCGTCCCGATCGAGCGCGTCACCATTGTCGATAATGATGATCCGGCTAACGTAACCATCCAGGCTACGGATGCAACGCTCGAGCAGGTCGTGCGCGCCGAGGACGGGAATGATTACCGTCGGCTTCACGGGCGCCACGTCGCAAGACGTTCCATCGCCGGCCGCCAATGCTCCTCATACACGACGTCCGCATCGTAAGCCGCAGCAAACTTGATGGCCTTCTCACTCTTCCCACGCTTCCGCTCGTACGCTTCGCGCAGACTCGACACGATCTGCGACACGTTCGGCGTGAAGAACCACGAGTGCTGGTTCGGGTCCCACAACGGCTGGCCGTCGACGAGCCACCCATCTCCACACAATTCCGTTTGTGCTGTCCAGTCCGAAACGATAATGGGCGTTCCGCATGCCTGCGCTTCGATTACAGGCACGCCGAAGCCTTCGCCTGCACTGGTGGCTAGGAGAACGTCCGCGTCCGTGTAGAGCGCCGCTAGGGCGTGCTGTGGGAGGTTCATCCTATAGAGGTACTGATCGACAAATCGGACCTGTTCAGGCTTGATACCGCACGCGCGAATCAGTTGGACAAGATCCACACCGCCGAGGCCAGCACTCTGATCCGTATGCAGATACAAGATCGCGTCGGGATGATCCGCAGCAAAGACACCGAACGCTAGGAGATTCTCTCCCCAGCACTTACGCGGCGGCGTCCTCCCCTTATTCGCCGAGTTCATCATCACGACGAACGCGTCCGGATCATCGATACCCATCAGGTCGCGACCACGGACCCGCTTACCCGCCGCGTCAGCAAATGATTCCGTAGGCTTGAAGACTTTGTCGACAGCGTGCGGAACGTAGAGATGCTCGAGGCCGTCGAGTTCCATCATGTCCGCGCCAAACTTACTCATCGCGATAGGCATGACGTTAGGCCGCGCCAACCACTTCGCGACGTCGGGCGGCGATGGCTTGTGATCGATCGGCGCCCACGCAGCGATCCGCGGGATCTTCGCGATGTTCGGATTCGTCAACGCCCACACATCAAATAGGATCATGACGAGTCCAGGCAGACTAGACATCGACTCCCAATGCTGCGAATGCGCGCGGAGAATGTCGTCACTGTACGGCGTTACGCCTGTCGGGTAGAGCTTGATTCCATTCCACTCCGTCGAGTTACCCTGCAGCCCGAAGTTGCACGCCACGGCGATCTCATGCCCATCACGCTGGAGACGCTCCACGACTTGCGCCGTCTGCACTCCATAACCCGTAGCAGCGAATGGACTATTGCTAGCCCACGTGATGCGTTGCGGTGTGACGCCTGGCGTCTTCGCCAGCGTCTTCGCGGCGTGTCTACGGTCTGCTCGATTCGCCAACGGGTTCCCTCCCAAAGACTAAAGGCCGCCAATCCCAAACGGGATCGACGGCCCTTAGCGTACCACTAGACGCTACGGATTAGGAGGCGCCACCGATGAAGTACTTGATGTGCGAGCTCTGCGGCAGAGCACCGTCCACGCGCATCGAAGCTCTAAAGGTTACTAGATCTGCATTGAAGGCAAAATCGTCTGAACGATCCAGGCGGATGCCACCGACGGAACGGACGAAGAAGCTCGGCATGTGACCCACGAGTACCGACTTGGCCGACGTAGCCGGCGAAGCAACATGGGGATTCTCGAACACGGGCTTGCCAAGAAGCAAGTCGCGCTGATTACCGTCAGCCGCCGGATCGAAGATGTAGTTACCAGCCGTGTCCTTGAGCTTGCGGACGGCACCGATCGAGGCGCCGTTCATCATCCAGCCGACGCCCGGAAGCAGACGAGCCGCACCGTCAAGACCCTGATAGTAAAGATCGATCAGATTGTCGGCAGTAAACGCACCGCTGACGCCCGTGCCACCGGTAATGCCCGAACCAGCAGCCGTAACAATACCGGTCGGCTGAACCGTGCCGGTGCCGACGGTCAGAGCGTTCTGGACGTTGTAGCCCAGACCATTGCCGACCTGATCGGCGAGGAAGCCGAGGAGATCGACACCAGAATCCTCGATCATCTCGCGGCTGACCTGAATCAGGAAGCCAAATTTAAAGGCTCCAAGATTCACGAAACTATTAAACGTGGGATCGCTCTCCGAGAAGTTTGCGCCCTGCGCCGTGACGGTAGCGGACGAGGAGTAGGCCGACAGGCTCGGGACCTGAATCGTCTCACCACTGGTCGTGTTGAGCTGGGTCGGAACGTCGAGCATGGGACCGACGAGGCGAGCCTTGAGAATCACAGCGTCATAAAATGACGTCGGGACCGGGCTGCCCGTCGAGGACGTGAGGACGTCACGCTTCTCGAAGTTGAACGAGCGAACCTCGCCACGCGCCATCGCGCGGATCGTCTCAGCATCCGTGTCGTCGCCGGCCGGAGCCTCGTCCGTGCGGAGCTCAGCAGCGGCAGCGTCGAGACGCGCAGCGCGCTCCTCGTCAGCCTTCAGCTGCTCAATGATCGCGCCACGCGTATCAAGATCAGCGCTAATGCGATCGTACTTCTCCTGCTCCTCAGCGGTCAGGTCGCGCTTCTCCGCGCCAGCCGTATCGAGAAGATGCTTCGCCTCATGCCATGCGGCCTGGCGGAGCTCGTGCTGTCGATTGATGTAATCAGACATGTGTCCACCCCTTTCAAGGGTATCGAGTTGATAGTGCCACCGGCCGCGGCTCCGCGAATCCGAAAGTGCCAACGCGGCTCCGCGCTAGACCCTCATAGAATAACGCAGATAATCGGGGTTACGAGACGCGGGCAAGAAGCACGTCAAGCTGCTTCTGCTTCAGCGACAACGAAGCCGCCACATCATCACGCTGCATCTTCAGCCGGCCAATGGCCGCGTCGAGGATACTAGCGTGCGCCTCGTCGAGTTCGTCACCATTCTCCAGCGCCGTAATCGCCGCGTTCAGCTTGTCAGCCTCGAGGCCAGTAGCCTCGACGAGTCCGTCCAGGCTACGCACCGAAGCAGTCGTCGCGGCGTACGCCGGGAAACCAGTCACGATACTCACCTCGTGGAGACGGACCTCGCGCAGTTCGCGCGTAGCACCATCATCACTCCACGAATCCCCACCACGCGGAACGCTGAAGCCGAACGACATGTCGGCGACGTCGCCACGCTTGATTAGGAATGCCATGTCGCGACCAGCGGTCGTATCAGGCAGGTCAGCCTCAACGCGGAGGCCATGCGTGTCCTCAGACAGGCGCAGCGTTCCGGCACGCTTCGACGCGAGGACCTGCGTCGTGTCGTGGTTCACAAACATCTTGATTTCGTTACGCGAACGCAGCGAACGCGAGAACGCGCCAGGAGCGATCCGCTCCGTGAACGGCAGCGGCTCCGAATCCGAATTGAAGACAGCGCCATACCCAACGAACGTCATGCCATTACCCTCGGCTGCATCGCGCAACTCGAACTCGTTGACAGTAATGCGGCGCGTCTCGACTCCGTTATCCATAGTAGAAAGGGTAGCACCACCCGCGGCCGCGTCTAGGCTACGTTCCTCCTCGCGGATCTGGTCGGCCTTCTCATCGAACCAGCGAATGGCCGGCGACGGGTCAAGCGGGTCAATGCCCCACAAGTAGAACGCGACAGCGCCAGCTCCGGGGAATCCTTCGGCGTCAGGGTCGCGATTATCTTCCGCCTCGAGATCGACGAGGTGCCGCGCAGCCCACGCACTGACACGGATGACCTTATCCTCCGACACTTCGCCGCGACTCATTAGACGCGCCTCGCGAATCGTCCGATCCACAACGCCATCACCCGCGCGACCCGCCTCGTAATACTCGACACCACGCATCGCCGCCATCTG